ATAGAGCTTTTGGTAATATACTAGTTTCAAACTTACTGTGAGTTAATAAATAATCAGCCATATTTGAATCTGTTTTAGCTTGGCTTACCCAACACTTATTCGTCTCATTATTAAAAGCTTTAACATCATTATCAAGTCTTTTTATACCAAGTGAACCATGCCAAGTTTGTATATAAATTTGTTCTTGTTTCTTTTTCAACCCCTTTTTTATCAAAGGTATTTTTCTTTGATTGTCAATCCATATTTTGGCAGTAGCGAGTTCTTTTATTGCTTCTTTTGAATTAATATCGATTAATTTTACATTTATTGGAAAATTGACTTTTTCTTTTTGAATATTATTAACTAACCAGCATAATTCATATGGGAGTTTGCGCTTTATTATTTCTTCAAGAATATATTTGGGATTACAACCATAACTTTTACCATTAAAATTTGAAAAAACGATTTTATTTTTTTGTATTGGTAAATTAGCATATTGAAAATATGCTAATCTTTTTTTTATTCTGATTTTAATCCCTAGTATGTATATCTGTTTATGATCTATATTGTAATTTGTGATTGAAAATATTTTTTTTAAAATAGCCCTTTCTTTTTTAGCTGAAAAGTTTTTATTACAAAAATCTTTTTGTCTATAAAAGCTATTTATCAAATTAGTAAACATTTTTTCTAATGAAACATCTGCTTTCCAGCCAAGAGCTTTTATTTTTTCAGTATTTAATGCCCATACTGTTTCTTTTGGGAAAATACTTGTATCACCGATATTGAATACTAATTCTGAATTCGGGTATTTATTCACAAGCATTTCTGCTATATCTTTTATTCTGGAAGTAGCTTGTTCATTAGCTATATTATAAGATTCACCATTTTGTCCTTTTTGCAATAATAGCAATATTCCTGTTACAACATCCGTTATATAGCAATAACTTCTGATGGTATTCCCTGTCGTATTTAGAACAATGTCTTTCTTCTCAACGATACTTCTTGCAAATTGAGCATAAACCCTTGAATCATCATAATTAACATTTGCACCAACTGTTTGTGCTAGACGTGCAATTTTAACAGGAACTTTCTTCTCATTGAAATATGAAAGACAAAGAGTTTCTGCAGCTCTTTTTCCCATTGGATAAGAATTTCTAACATTTAAAAGCTCCAAAGAACCCAAGTCTTTTTCGGATAATTTTTTGTTTTCGTCATCAATAAAACCATAAACTTCCATTGAGGACAAAAAGACAAAACTTTTTACATTTTTGTTTTTGGCGAAATCTAAAACGTTTTTCGTTCCGCAAAAAGCTACTTCCATCGTTTCGACAGGTTTTTCAACAAAAGAACGAGAACTGGTATTGTTTGCGCAATGAATTATATAATCAATTTTTTTATTACATTTAATTTCTTTTGTTACATCACCAATTACTAACTTAAAATGTTTATTTTTTGTCAAATTATCAAAGAAATTTTTTGCCTTTTGGACATTTCTAACCAAACCAATAACTCGCAAATTTAAATTACATTTTTCATCTGCAAATAATAAAGAACGAATTAATAAACTTCCAATTCCGCCAGTTGCACCAGTTATAAAAATAGTTTTATTTTTAAATTCATTCCAATTTATAAAATCTGTCTCATAAATTTGAGCTAAGTCTTTATTTACAATGGCATTTTTAATCATTGTTCGCATTACACTGCTCCTATAGTTATTTTTGCAATATCATTAACTTGTGTTCCCTTCTTGTAAGTATCTCTACATTTTATCAGTGCTTCTAATATAAAAATATCTTCGGGATTGGTAATTTTTATATTGCTAGTATTTCCTCTTACGATAAAAGTTTCCTTGCCTAAATAGTTGTAAATAGTACAAGAATCTATCATGTCAGTATATTTTTCAGGGCGTTGTTGAATTTTTAAATGTGCTTCAATAATTTCACCAAGTCTAAAACTTTGTGGTGCTTGAGCTGCAAATGTATTTCTTCTATATGGTACAGAACTTGGATTTATGCCATTTTCACTTATTAATATAGTTTCAGAACAAGGTGTACAGGTAATTGCATTACCATTATTTTTTACAGATTTAATATTCTCAGAAATAACCTCTTGAGTAATGATTGGTCTTACACCATCATGAATTAAAACAATAGAGTCAGAGGGGTTTTCTTGGTATGCAATATTTAAAGCATTAAAAATACTTTCTTGCCCTGAATTTCCTCCATCAACAATACCTGCAACTTTAGTTAAATTATAATTTGCCACCAATTTATGTAAGTATTGTCTATGAGTCGGCAGTATGGAGATATAAATTTTATCTATTTCAGGATGCTTTTGAAACAATTCTAAGGTATGAACAATTATTGGTTTTCCACAAATATCAACAAATTGTTTTGGAATATCTGTATTTTTGAATCTACGCCCAACACCACCTGCAAAAATTATAGCTATATTCATCAACTCACCCCTTAATCTCACAAATTTTTTCAATTTGTTTCACAATATACTTAGAAACACCACCTTCAGGCTGTTTAATATCATTTTTTAAAATTTTTGTTCGGACTTCTTTTAAAGGATCTATACCTTTTTCAAGAAGTTGTTCCATTAAATTTTCAATTTCATTAATGTTTTTTGCCGGATAATAACCAGAAATTATCTTTTTCCCATATTCATTATGCCCGACAGATTTGTTACTAATTAAATGAATTACGGGTTTATTTGTTGGTAAATATTCAAACAAAAAAGAGTTACAATCAGTAACTAATAAATCCGAAGTTCTGAACATATCAAAATAGCTACCTGATTCATATATTTGTACATTTGGCAGTTCTGCCCACATCTTGAAATATTGATTCATTTCATCAACAGTCATAAGATTTTGTCTTATAATTTGCCTTTTTAATTCAGGGTGTGGTTTTAAGATAAATTCATATTCAGGATGCTTATTAGCATAATTATAGAAAAATTTATAATTCCAATCAAAAGTTCCATAACGAAGTAAGCTATCTTCAAAAAAAGAATGATGGGGAGCATAAATTATTCTTTTTTTATTAGTAGTTTTCCATAATGTTTTTGTTGTATCAATAGGCTTTATATAAGCATCTAATTTTAACTGACCTGCAACATCCAGTCTGCTTTCCTCAAAATCATGTTCTAATAAAACTGTTTTAATAAAATTATTGTCTAAAAAGTATTTATATACATCTTGAAAAAACACTTCTGAATATTCATTTGAGCCGTTTGTAATGCATGAACCATAACTACAATAAAAAGGAAGTGCATAGTTTGAAGTGCTAAAAATATTGTGAACTTTTGCTAACCACCAAGGCTGTTCATAAAAAATGATATCCGGTTTAAAAACTTCTAAATTAATGTACTTTTCTTTTTCAAAATCAAAGGCATACGCAACATTCATATTTCTTTTTGCAAAAAAATCAAAATTTTCTTTTGCCATTTTTTTATAATTCAAATGCGAATACTTTTTTTTCAACAACTTGTCACCAACTGTAATAAGAATCTGGGGCTCAAAATTTGGATTATTTGCAAATTCTTCATAAAGTGACTGGTATGCCCATTTTGCATTTTGACTATTAAGAAATACAACTTTTAATTTTCTTTTTTGAGCTTCCTTCTTAAGGTGCTTAAGTAATGTGATTTGACGTTTTCTAATCACTTGACTTTCTTTTCTAGTCTCTATGCTGTTACATAAATGTCTAAATTCTGTTCGATCTTCTTTTGTTGGAAATATCCAAGATAGTAAAAAACTAATAAATTTGTAATTCATTAAGCATTCCTCTTTGTTTTAGGTTCAAAATCAAATTGGAATCCTAGTATTTTTACAACTTTATATCTTACGCCTTGTATTTTTCTGTTTTTAATTGAAAAAATTTGTTCTATTAAAGAAAATTTTCCATTACATCTTTTTAAAAATGTTTTATATTCTTTTGGAGTTAAAATATTATTTACATTTTTTATATAGTCTTCTAATCCATCCTCAGGAATACAGGTATAATGCCAGTTCAAAACATTGACCATATATTCACGAAATTCTTTATTTAATTTTTCTAATAAATTTTGCTCTGTTAAAAATTCTCTTAAATATTCAATGTTTTCAAAAATACAAAAATTATCATTTGAAGCTTTGTTAACTGCTGAACCAATTCGCATTCTATAATGATATAAAGCTTTTTCTACATATAAGATTTTTTTTGCACTAAAAATACTTTTAAATGAAAAAATATGGTCTTCGCCATGTTTATTTGGCGCTAACTTAATATTGTTTTCTTTAATAAATTTGGTAGTGTATAACCTATTCCATATTGCGAGTCCAAAACTTCCAAGTCTTATTTTTTTGAAATAATGCCAATTATAAATTTCATTATTCTCTAGAGAAAAGTTTAATCCCTTTTTATAACTTTTTTTAAATTTAGTGATTTTATTCTTTCCGAAATTCCCTCGTTCATTAATATAATCAAATTGAATAAAATCAATATCATCGTGTTGATTAATTTTATCAATCAATATTTCAAATGTATTATTATCAATCCAGTCATCAGGATCTAAGAAAAAGATGTAATCCCCTGTCGCCATATCAATAGCTTTGTTTCTAGCGATACCTTGACCCAGATTTTCTTGAGTAATAACCTTAAAACGATTATCTTTATTAGAATATTCATTCAGAATATTTAAGGAATTATCAGTAGAACCGTCATTTATACAAATTGCTTCAAAATTAGTATGTGTTTGATTGCATAAACTATCCAGAGCTTCTTTGAGATAGTCTTCTACGTTATAAACAGGAATAATTACAGAAACTTTTTTCGTACGATTATTTTTCTCTTTTTCTAATGTTTTTGCTTCACCAAAAGCAACATGTAAAATTCGTCCCACTCTTAATTCCACATCTTTCTCCGATAAATTGGAAATCTTTTTCATCACTTCTTGATTTTTCTATACATTTTTAGACAAATGTATAGAACGCAATAACAAAAGGCTTTTTGAGAGTATTTTTCTAATTAAAATACAAATTTGATTACATTTTTTAATAATAAAAAACATTAAAAATGTTTGTGTTATAATCATTTTAGAGATTAGTATAATCATTCTATACAAAAGTCTAATTACGTATAGAACGCAATAGGGCTTTTAAAAAGCGATTTCCTTAAATAAAAATTTTATAAAAAATAATCCAAATAGTATGTTTATGCTAAAATTAAGAAAAATTTATCTGTACAAAAGTCTAAAATTGTACAAATAAAAAATGTATAATAATAGGGATAGACAAGGGTTTTAGCTACAAAATAAAATTAGTGTAACTTTCATCAATTTGGTCTTGTTCGATTCCGATATATCTTAAAGTAACTATTGGACTGGAATGATTAAAAATCTTTTGTAACATTGCAACATCTTTGTATTTCTTGTAATGATGATAACCAAAAGTTTTTCTCATTGTATGAGTACCGAATTTTTCTTCAAGATTTGCTGATTCACAAGCATTTCTAATTGTATAATATGCTGTAACCCTCCCAAGTCGATTCTGAAACTTCGTCATAAATAGTGGGTCATCAGCTCTTTTGCCTTTGGTAAATTCTTCCAACATTGGTTTTAATTTAGCATTTATAGGAAATTTCTTGAATTTTCCTGTTTTCTTTTCTACCAGTTGGATGTAATTTTTTCCTCTAACATCTTTAACATTTAAAGATAAAATGTCAGAAATTCTCAAACCACAATTTGTACCGATTGTAAAAAATAACAAATCTCTTGGATTTTTTGATAAAATTTCTTCAATTCGTCGTAAATCTTTTAAATTTCTGATTGGTTCAACGGTACTCATAATAATCTCCTTTCTTTTTAGCTACCATCTATAATTTTCAAGCAATAAAATTAACGAAAAAACTCTTCGGTAGCTTCCAAGATTTCTTCAAAATCATCATCGGTTAATTGCAAATAAGGTCTTGCAGGGATTGAGACGGCTTTGTTTCGCCCAGCTTGCCCGCCAAGTTGATGGATGGCAGCATAATCCAAGTTTGAACCAATAATGGCACTATCCTCGTCATAGTAGGTGGATATTGAGGATGCGAGCTGTCCTGTGACTTGTAAAATTTGACCTGGCCAATGACCTGTTTTTTTACGTCGTTTTTTTGTCGATTCTGCTAAATCAAGCCATTTATCAGGTCTGCCCTCATTAGCAAAATTTTCTTCAGTTGAATATGCAAAAATCCCTGCAATATTTTTCATTAATGGTCGCAGATTTTCGCCACGTTTTGCCAATTCAAGGAGTTTAGCATTTAGCTCTTGATTATCAATTTTAATTTCTATCGGATTATTTGCCATTTTCAAATAAGTCTCGGATTGGGTAATTTGCAATCAATAATTCTTTGAACATTTTGTTTTCACGATTAGTTCCCTGACGATTATTGATTCCGTTTAATCGTTCAACTTCAATCATTTCAAAACCTTTGTATAATTCTCTGATTTTTGGAGAATCGTCATAAGAAAGTAAAAAGCGACCTTTAATGTTTCCAAGAATTTCTCTCAACCTTTCGTGGTCAAAGTTTGCAGTTGATGTCACTTCATAACCACAGCCTTTTGAATAAGGTGGATCGCAATAGAAAAATGCATCTTCAAAATCATATTGAGTAATTAGCTTTTCAAAGTCACGATTTTCAACCATTACTTTATCAAGCCTATTGTGAATTGCATCAATTTTTTCAAGCACATTCTTTTGAGATTTACTTGCACCACCGCTTGATTTTTTAACAGTTCCAAAAGTTTCGCCACGCCCCCCAAAGGAACGTGTGATTAAAAAGTAAAATTGAACTGCCCTTTGAATGTCGGTAATAAATGTGCCATTTAAGAATTGCAAGAACATTTCACGAGAGCCAAGAAGATATTTTATCTCTTCCTTAAATGCATTCGGGTGGTATTTTACGATTCGGAATAGGTTTACAAGTCTGCCATCTAAGTCGTTGTAGATTTCTAAATCTGCCCATTTTTCTTTGTAAAATAAAACCCAAGCACCACCACCGAATGGTTCAATGTAGGATTTAATATCGGTAGGGACTAATGGCTCGATAACTTTACGAAGTAATCTTTTGCCACCAACCCAATTGATTAGCGATTTTTTATCAATAGTCATAATATTCTCCTTTAAAATTCTTTTAAATGCCTTTTAAACAGGCTTTAAATATCAACTAATCCGCTTGCAGGGTTATGCGACCACCCAACATCCGGCGCAATTTTCTTGTTTGTAAGTGGGTCAGTATAAACTGTTACAGGTTTATATTCGCCCGATTTTTTTGAAACGAGCCTTTCTTCTTGAGATAATCTACCTGATGATTTTTCAACAAAGGCTTTCTTTTTCCGTACGTTTTTTTCGGATAATGCGTTCACTCTGCATCTACACCTCCAACCATTAGGAGGGTAAAAAGAAGCCCAAAATGGGTCATCATACCTAAAAACAAGTCCATGCAATTGCGCGTGTTCAGGTCTTGTTTTTGAATCTAAGACGGCAACGTATTCCCAATACGGACGATTATCGACATTCTCAACCTGAGTCTTATATCTTCCTGTTTGATAAGCAACTTGCATATTTACGGAATAAATTGTTTTAAGTCGATACATTGAGCCGAGTTGGACTTTTTCAGCTACACCATCAGAATCAACAATAACAACTTCGCCCCACCAACCTTTCTTTTGCAGGGTTGGTTTAAGATCTTTTTGAAAATCCCTGAAAGTTTTTCCTTCTGATAATGCTTTATCAAGTGAGGCACGAATATCGTTCAAGATATCTTCACGCATTGCTTTAGCAACTGTGAATGATTTTTGATGTGCATCTTGCCAAAGTTCGTACCAATCCCAAGAAAGTTTGTTGTTTTTCTTTTTAAAATATTTAATTGCAAGAGCAGGTGCAAGTTTGAATAGTGCTTTAAGTTGTACCACAAGCCACCTGCGCCAATTTTCTTGCAACGGCTTCAGCTACATTAACAGTTACGGCATTTCCTGCCATTTTGTATAATTGGGCATCAGAAATACCGAGTTCACGTGCTTGTTGAACCATTCCGTCAGGAAAGCCCTGAAGTCTAAAACATTCTAATGGAGTTAATCTTCTGATGCGATAATCATCAATTGTTCCCATGTTGCAGTTAGTATCTAAAGTTTGAGAACAGCCTTTACCAACTCTGCCTCTGCGAGTTTTGGAATTTGGAAATGCTAAATTTATTCCGTCTCCGGGACCTGCTTCATCGTAACCTTTTTTAGTTCCGTTTCTTATTTTCATTAATGGTGTATCGCCACCAACTTTTAAGGTTTCAACGATATCTGATTGTTTGTATTTGTCAAATCTGGGCTTGTTTATGCAGTAAAGTCCTGTTTTACCGCTTCCTGCATTTGCAACCAAACAAGAACCAATTCCATCGGGAGTATAAATTCTTCCACCTTGGTGTGCATTTTTAGGGTTTATTGGATGTTTTCTGATTTCGCTAATATTCTCTGTATCGCAACCGGCGATAGGAAATATTTTTCCGGCACATTCTGTTCCATAACATCCAACAATGTACACCCTTTCCCTGTTCTGAGGTACTCCGAAGAACTTAGAATTAAGTAGCTGCCATTGAGTTTGATACCCAATGTCGGAGAGAATTTCAAGTATTCTTTGGAAAGTTTTTCCACCGTCGTGATTAAGTAACCCTTTAACATTTTCGAGTATAAAATATCTGGGTCTTTTGTCTTTGAGAATCCGTGCGACTTCAAAAAACATTGTGCCTCTTGTGTCTTCAAATCCACGTCTTTTCCCTGCAATTGAAAAAGATTGGCAAGGAAATCCGCCACAAAAGATATCGAAGTCGGGCATTTTTGATGTGTCAATTGTTCGTATGTCATTATAAAATACCTCGTTGTCATTGCATAAATATGCTAAGTATAACTGATTAGCGTATGGGTCATTATCACAAAATCCCATACACTCAAAACCTGCACGTTCAAGTGCTATTTTAAAACCGCCAATTCCTGAAAAGGCATCAAAGAATTTAAGTTTAGTCATCTAAGCCGTCCTTTCTGCCTTGTAATTCACAAAGGAACATAGCCTTTTGAATTGATTGTTCTAATTTTTTATTGTGCAAGTTTTTATCCGATAAAAGTTCAAAAGCTTCCTCGTAATCTTCGCAATTTTCAAGTAACGAAATTAATGGTGCTAACATTGCTTGAGCCTGTTTTGATAATTCCGTTTCAGATAAGAATTGGAATAATTTATCAATTTGTTCTTGTCCCGGTACTGTTGGAAATTCTTCTTTAAATTCAGAAAATTGAGGTGTTGCAGGGATAATATCTTCTCGGATATCAAAATCCTCATCCTCAAGACCGTAGGCTTTAATAAAATATTCTTTAGTAAATTTAACACCGGCTTCAGATAGGATTTTATCCCTTTGAGCTAAAGTTAAATCAACATCTTCTTCTTGATATAGTTCAAAAACTGGGACTTCTTCTGAAGAAAAATTGATTTCATAAACCCATTGAATAAGCTGATTTATAGTGCGTTCAACAAGTTTTTTATCGGCATCGATAATATCTTGTCTAACTTGCATATGGGTATTAGATGCAGCATAACTACCGCTTGAACCAATTTCGGTTGTTAGAGTTTGTCCTAATATTGCTTTAGAAATTTCTGCATTCATTTTATCAATTAGCTTTTCAAAAATTTCAGCAGATGAAGATTTATTCGCTTCTTGAATTTCAACTGAAGAATCGTCAGGAATTACAGCAATTGCATCCTGAACCATATTTTCAAGTAAATCCGCCAAAGTATCCGTATCTTCTTTGGATGCACCTCTTGGGTGCTTGCCTATAAGATGTGGAATGCCGTATTTTTCAGTAAAAATTACCCAAAATTTTAAACCACCTTTTTTAAAAGTTACCGGCCAGAAAACACGTGAAAGTACACGTTCCCCATAAGGATTGTCATAGCTTGCATTTGATTGAGGACATAAAAACTTTTTAGGTGGTAGTTCTTCTCCGAAATAATGTTCTTTAGTTCTGAATTTCAGTTGATTTTCTTCGTCAAAACAAAACCATTCAGGAGGTTTTGATTTTAATTCAATTGGTAAAATAAGATTATTAACCTTGCCCCATATAACTTCAATAGGCTGAAAACCAAATAATGATGCATCTAAAATATCGTTGATTATTTTAGCAATATCTAAGTTTTTGAGTAATTGAACAATTATTTTGGCATTTTGGTCTTTATCAATACCTCTATTTATATCCCATTCAAGAGATAGGACTCCTGCTTTTCTTGATTGAACACAAGCAAAAACGTGTGAATCGCATAGCAATTCCTTATAAACTTTAATATCTTTACCTTGTTTTCTTAGTACAATATCGGGATCAGGTAAATATGAACCTAAAGAATAAAAATTTATACTTCGTTTTCTAGTCGCAATTTCTTCTGATAATTTTTTTGCCATAAAATTTCCTTGTCGTTGAATTTAAAATATGTTTTAAAACCGTTTTAACTCGTTTTAATTTTAATTTTTTGTATGAGGTGAATATAGTTTGTCATTTTTTATAAAAAAAGCTCTTTAAAAGCCATTTACGAGTTTTAAAGTTTCACGTCTTTTTCTTGTAGAAATATTTATCTCACCAGAACCATTCCCAGCTGCGTGTAAAGCCAATGCTAAAGCCCAAAAACGGTCTGCGTGTCCGTTTTCTGAATGGTCAGCATCAAATCTGATATTATTTGCAGTTGTTGTTATTCTTCTAACCGAGTGTAAATCTTCTCTAATATTGTGTTCTTTGGGGATAAATACGGATTTGTTTTCAAAATTAGTTCTAACTGTATATGCTAATTCTTCTTTAATTCTGTTCGTGAACATTATCGGCTCAACCCGGAATTGTCCGAATTTGCGTTGTGCTTCTTCACTTAATTGCATACCAATTCCTGTTGAATCAATACAACATCTTCTGAAATTTCTTAAGGACAGTACACCTGATAATATTTCATCCTGTCTATAAAACGGCATTTTTTCTAATTCAATAACGCCTCTTGTGTATAAAATATTTTCAAATTTTTCTAAAACCCAAATAACAGTTAGGTCTTTTTTTCTACCGATATCCATACCGACATAAATATCGTTTTTAATTTCAGATAAAGGTTTTATTATGTCATCAAGTTCACAGGTTGTTATTAAGTCATAGGGTAAAAAGGCACAAGCCTCATCAACTGCGATACAACAATATTCCTGTAACCAAGTATATTCATCAAAACAGTTATCTCGTTCATTTTGCATCCAAGATTCCTGTTCTTGCAAGGTTGTTTTTCTCTGATAAATTTTATCAACAAGCCCTTCTGATACCGCTACTTGAATTGGTGTTTTATGCAAACTCCATTTTAATTGACCTTTGTTTACTTGATCGATAAATTTGTAATACAAACAATTTTGTCCGTTATGAGTAGATAAAATCCTTAAAGGATATCCCCAAGTAACACAAGGACGTGCCGCTTTCCATAATTCTTCAGGACTGTTATGAAACGCAAATTCATCAA